GAGCAATAGCTACCTGTATATATGCTTATTGCTCAAACGAAGATGATAAAGTTCACTTGTTTGTCGGTGAAACAAAAGGTTTTATTGAATCTCCTAGAGGTGATAGATCTTTTGGATGGGATTGTATTTTCCGTCCGAAACATCATGATAAAACTTTTTCAGAAATGACTCTCACTGAAAAGAATCAAGTATCTCCTAGATCTAAGGCTATACAAAAACTTGTAGCTCACTTGATGCCTTTAACTGAAACTCTAGATGATGAAGTTGTAGTTTCCCAAGTAGCCCAATTTGAAAAACCTATCTATTCAAACACCCCTGAACCTCAAGTCCAAAGTGACCATTGTAAAGGATTGGTTGTGTTGACAAATAGTAAAACTATTACTAAGACTCAGTGTGAATTAGAATGTTTAAAATTAATCAATCCTAAACATATTGTCGCTTGATAATTTTTCTGCTCCCACAGGTCAGTTGTTGTCAAGAACAGCTGGATATTTTGATGTCCCTATTTTATTATATTATGAATTTCTTGATGAAAATATGTGTATATATGCTTATTGGGATCAACTCAATGAAAAATGTCCTATAGTAATTAAGCGTGTAGATAAACCCCTTAGTTTAAGTTTCTTATTTAATCTTATTCGTGCTACTCAGCAACCTCGTCCTCAAATGTCCGTTGATCGTGCAGCTAAAGATATAGTTAAGAAAATGCAAAATCATATTGTTCCTGTGCGAAATAGCAAAGGAAAATTGCATGGTATAGCTCATGGACAATGGGTTCTTACCCCATCTCATATTGGTTCTTCTTGTAAAGCTTTATTACATAAGTCAACGTGGGTAGAATTAGAATTAGTTAGTACTAGACCTGATTGGGATCTCTCTTTATGGAGATTCGATAATCCTAGTTTAAGTTATGCTCAAGCTCCTTTTAAGTATGTACCTAATAGAGAAGAATTAATTAGACATGTAAGTGGTCATAGTGTAAGTATGACATTCCTGCCCAGCGATGAATATGGTTGGGTCGGAAACGTAGCATTGCAGTATAATAAGGAATTTGCTGCAGGTAAGTTTGATGAAATTTTAGCTGTAAATGGAGTAACTGCCTCTTCTATTCCCACAGTTAGTGGTGATTGCGGTGCTCCAACTATTTTATGTTCCCCGACTTTGAAACACAAATGGATTGGTATCCATATTCTAGGTTCTAAATGGAATGCGTACTCAACCCTAGTAACTACAGAACGTTTGCTTGCTCTTGGGTATGTTCCTGAAAAGACTGTGTACGAAGACGCAGTTGAAGAACTAAGTTCCGATGAAGAAGAAGAGATGAAAATCGACTTCGATGGAGACGCTGAACTTCAAATTGACACAACTTTCCCTGTTATTGATGACATGAACTTGTGTCCTTTGAAATTAGAAAAACCTAGAATTCCATCTGTTGAAGAAATTGAGTATGTAGGACAGACTTCCTACAATGCATATCCTGCTAAGAATACCAATCTTATAAAACATCCTTTTTATGGAACATTTCCTGTAACTAAAGTTCCCTCTGCTTTGACAATTGATCAGGTTATTGACCCTTCCAAATTGGCTAAAGATGCCAACGGTAATCCTGATATGATCCTTACCCAACTAAAGAAGTACGAAGACTTCCCAACAGTTGTGGATGATGTAAAAGAAAAATTAGACATTATGGTTCCTCAAATGATTGATCAAATGAAACATGTTATGGGTAATTGTGATTACACTCCTCTTTCCGATGAAGACGCTCTTTCCGGTTTGATGTTAGATCCTCAATCTAAATCTCTAGATATGAGAACATCTTCTGGAGAACCTTGGACTAGAGTTGGCAAAACTGACGGAAAGAAGAAAGGAGCTTTTCTCACCATAACACGTGGAGAATGTGATCAAAAGAGATATAATTTTAATCTCGATACAGAACACGGACGTGTTCTAGTGGAAGCTATAAACCGAAAAGAGAAACTTGCCAAACAAAGAGTACGAACACTCTCGCTGTGGAAAAACTGTCTCAAAGATGAAACGAGAGATAGAGATAAAGTAGCAATTGGTAAGACTAGATTATTCGTAACAGCTCCTTTTGAGTCTGTTTTCTTGATGAGAAAATACCTAGAACCTTTTAAAAATCAGTGGCAAAAATGCAGGATTAAATTACCTCACGCAGTAGGTATTGATCCTTGCTCTGCTGAGTGGTCTCAACTAGTCTACGCTTTACAAGCTAGTGGACTAGAAATGAATGATGCTGATTTCGGTCAGTTTGACGGCAGACTACGTGCCGATTTCATGAGAGCCGCTGGAAAAGTTGTTCTAGGAGTAATTGACCCCGAAGATGACGAAGTAAGAGCAGTTATTGAAACTCTCTGGGAAGAAATGGTGGAAACATTCCATCTAACGTACAATATGGTCCATTTGACTAGACATGGAAATCCTTCTGGAAATCCTTACACAACTGTGATCAACTGTCTTGTGAACTTCATGTATCATTGGTTTTGTTTTATGCGTATTACAAAAACCTCCTCCCTAAGGGTTTTTCAAAATGAGGTCTCCATATTTGTGTTTGGAGATGATGTGATCTTTTCAAAATCTCCTCTTTCGAAATTTACTTTTAATGCAGTAGCTCCAATCATGTATGAATTAGGCCAAGAATATACTAATATAGAAAAAGATGGCACTACTAGCGACATGAAACCACTAGATCAAAT